CAGCACTAGATGCTTCTAAAACTATTGACTCTGGTGATATATTTAAAATCACAACTGGCAACCTAACTGTAGAATTAGCGTAAGGATAAAACATGGCTCTTATCGTAAAGGATAGAGTAAAAGAAACGACTACAACTACAGGCACAGGTACAGTTACATTAGCTGGAGCTAGTACAGGTTTTCAATCTTTTGCTGCTATAGGAAATGGTAATACAACTTACTATGCTATTACAAGTGGTAACGACTATGAAGTAGGTTTAGGCACTTATACATCTTCAGGCACAACTTTATCCAGAACAACAATATTGGAGTCAAGTAATTCTGGTTCAGCAATTACATTGTCTGGCACAAGTGATGTATTTTGTACTTACCCTGCTGAAAAAGCAGTAGTACAAGACAACACAAATACAGGTATCGCACCACAGATAGGTGCAACTAATGGCATCTTTGTAAATAACGACACAATAAATACAGACTATACTTTTCCTACAAACTACAATGGAATGTCTGCTGGGACAATTACGATTGCTAGTGGCATCACAGTTACTATTCCTTCTGGACAACGATGGGTGATATTATAATATGGCTACAATAATAAATGCAGATACAAGTAACGGATTAAAGTTAACCTCTGACACATCGGGTGAAATAGAGCTACAGTCTGGTGGATCAACAATTGCTACAGTAGATAGTACTGGTCTTACAATGGCAAGTGGTAAAAACTTGGTAACAACAGGTCCAGCGTTTAGTGCTTACCAATCTTCTACACAAACATTATCAGCAGGCGTATCAACAAAAATACAATGTCAAACAGAAGAATTTGATACGGCTAGTGCTTATGATAACACTACAAATTATCGTTTTACCCCACAAGTAGCGGGGTATTATCAATTTAATGGTGCTTGGACTGCTGGTGTTACCGCAAATAATGTAACAGTTGCTATTTATAAAAATGGTGCTGAAGCAAAACGAGGACAAAATGTTCAAGCAACTGCCGCTATGATGACTGTTTCTTGCATTGTTTATTTAAATGGTTCAACAGATTATGCTGAACTTTATGCAACTACTCAAACTGGACAAGCGGGTGCATTGGCATCATATTTTACATATTTTCAAGGTTATCTAGCGAGGTCTGCATAATGTTGCTTAATAAAGTTAAAACAATCTATCCATCATTAACGAATGATGATTTTTCACCTTCTATTACTGCCACTATTTATTTGCAGAATGATAGCGATGGTAAAGGTGACTACATCAAAGAATGGAATCATCCTACACTAGCAAGACCAACAGATGAGGAGCTAGCAAAATATGAAGAAAAATAATAGATTTAAGGAGAATTACTTTGGCTGATATAGTATTAACAGGAGACACCTCTGGAGCTATTACAGTTGCAGCACCAGCAGTAGCAGGTACAAATACACTTACATTACCTGCAAGTACAAGCACGATAGCAACAACAGCAGATGTAAATGCACTTACTACTGGTAAAATACTGCAAGTTGTGCAAACTACAAAGACAGATACATTTTCAACCACAACAGCTTTGTCTAGTTTTACAACTGTTACTGGAGCAAGTGCCACTATCACACCAAGTGCTACAAGCAGTAAAATATTAGTTATGGTTTCAGGTGGATGGGGTAATGGTGGAACTAATTATGCTACTGGAGTAAATCTTCTTCGTGCCTCTACTTCTATTTATCAAGGAGACGCAAGAGGTGGCGCTTCACGAACATCAGCTTTTTCTCCCACAGCAGGTACAGGTTGGACACAAATGTTTGCAATTTCTTATTTAGATTCGCCTAGCACAACAAGTGCTACAACTTATGCTTTACAAGCTGGAACTGAAAGTGGAGGCACAGCAGTAATTGGTGGTAGTTCTGCAAGTGGTGGTGCATACAATGGTAGTTTTCCTACAAATATTGTTTTGATGGAGGTATCAGCATAATGAATCATAAAGCAATTAGAGAATTATATCCTAATGTAGTATCAATAGATGATACAGCAGGAGCTATGGATGCTGATGGAAACAATGTAGAAATAGACTTTTCTTTAGTTAATGCTTGGGTAGACCCTGAAGCATACATAGGTAAAAGATTAGCTGAATATCCAACATTACAAGAGTGTGTTCATGCAATGCTAGATGGAAACCTAGAAGAACTACAAGCTAAAAGACAAGCAGTCAAAGCTAAATACCCTAAAGGAGACACGTAATGAGTGTAGCTATTAACGGAACTAATGGTATTACATATAATGATGGCTCATTACAAGCATCAGCTCCTGTAGGTAAGAACCTTATTATCAATGGTAATCTAGCTATTAACCAAAGAGGTGTTACAGGAACAGTAAGTTTATCAGCAGGTGCTTATGGACATGACAGATTTAAAGCTGGAGCTGCTGGAGCAACCTATACTTTTGCTACTACAGCTAATGTTACTACTATAACCATTACAGCAGGCTCACTACAGCAAGTTGTTGAAGGTCTAAATATTCAAAGTGGTACTCATACTTTATCTTGGACTGGTACAGCTCAAGGGAAAATAGATGCTGGTTCTTATAGTGCCTCTGGAGTTACAGGAACACTTACAGGTGGAACTAATGCAACAGTTGAATTTAATACAGGAACATTAACTAACGTACAGCTAGAAGAAGGCACTACAGCAACACCATTTGAACACTTACAATATGGACAGCAGTTAGCTTTGTGTCAGAGGTATTTTGAAAGATATAACGGTGCTTTTGATGGCGGTATTCCTCAAGGAATAGCAACAGTAGATTCAGCTAATAGACCAGAAATTAATTTGTTTTATTTAGAAAAAAGAGCAAACCCTACCATATCAGGAAATACCGCAGTAATATTTAGCACAATGGCAAATACAGAGCTAACGACAACTGGTGGACCTAATTCTTATGTAGGCACAGGACCTAGAGGAGCTAATTTATTTTATAATGTTGCTTCAGGTGTTACTGTTAATACATTAAGCGGGATAGGTTATATCAAACTTAATGATGCTACAGATTACATTAACATAGATGCGGAGCTATAATGATTAATTTAGTTAAAAAAGCAGGACTAACAAGACAGGGTGTATTCATAGATAATAAAGCTGTTTTTGTTACATACGATAATGGCTCTACATTATGTGTTCCAACAGACCCAAGCAATAGACACTATGCAGAAGTACTAGAATGGTTAGCCAAAGGTAACCAACCAGTAGAGGCTGACGTATAATGAATCCAGAGGAAATTAAAGAACTGAATAAGCAAGCGATGAAGGAAGGCTTACAAGAGTGGTTAGATAAAAAGTTTATGGAGTTTGGGAAATGGAGTCTTAAAGGGATAACAGCAATGGCTCTCGTTGGGCTAGTTTATCTTTGGGCAGCGTCTCATGGATGGATAGTTAAATGATTATGTATTTATTATGGTTTATAGGTGGTGCAATCACTTGGGAATTTTATGGTAGAGATTTATGTATCTTACTAAAGGAGAAGGTATGCAGCATCTTAAAAAAATTACGCTAGTAGCATTACTCTTTATAAGCACTATCGTATTTGCAGGGCAATATCAAGTCTACTACCTTAATGAGAGTACAAGGATTGTTTTAAGCAAGGTAGCTTGTGATGAAGATAGAGGGTTTAGAGCTGCTGTTCAGAACACTAACCATCAATTTGTAAAAGGATGTTGGGTAGTATCTCCTGAAAATATGATACACATAACTTGGAAGGATGGAGATTTTAGTGTCTTTAGTCCTGATATGTTTAGCGAGGTGATGGAGGCTGAAATATAAATGTTTGGCATTTCAACCTTTTCACAGAGTCCATACTCCACACTAGGCACTATAGTAAAAACAGGTGCTGCACAGATAGAGGGTATAGGAACTGTTACAGCGAGTGCATTAAGAGAAAGAACTGCTGCTGCATCTATCAGTGCAACTGCAACACTAACAGCAGATGGATTAAGAATAAGACTTGGTGATGCAAGTGTTAGTGGTGTAGCCACTGTATCTGCATTAGGTGGTCTTGTTAATAATGCAACAGGTTCTATTACTGGAACTGCGACTGTTACAGCTAATGGTGTTTATGTCGCATTTGGTAGTGGTGATATTAGTGGTCGTGCAACACTAACAGTCGCTTTATCAGGTTCTATTATTTATGCTGATGCTAGTATTAGTGGCACAGCTACACTAACTGCTGATGGTTTAAGAATAACATTTGGTGATGCAAGTATTTCTGGAACAGCAACAGTATCTGCATTAGGTGGATTAATTGCTACAGGAATTGCAAGTGTAGAGGGAGTAGCAACATTAACAGCAGCATCTTCTATAACAAGAAACGCTAATGCTTCTATAAATGGTGTAGGAACAGTAACAGCAATAGGATATTTACTTGGTGAAGAATGGACTGATGTGCCAGTAGAAACAAATACATGGTCAGCAGTATCAGCAGGTAGTGATGTATGGACTGATTCAACAGTAGGAACTAACGATTGGAAACGACAAGGATAAAACATGGCAAAAACTAAAGTATCAGAATGGGATAGTGTTGCAGCTAATAACACTGACATTAACTCTATTAACATAAATGAGGGGTGTCCCCCCAGTACAATCAATAACGCAATTAGAGAGTTGATGAAAGAAATTAAAGATTGGCAAGACGGCTCTAGTGGTGATGGTTGGACTAGCTCTGGCACAGTTACAGCTTCTGGAACTCTTGTTTCTTCAGGCACATTATCTGTTACTGGAAATCTTACATTAGATGGTGCATCTGGAACTTCTGGTCAATATTTAACTTCATCAGGTTCAGGTTCAACTCCTACTTGGACATCTGTTTCTTTTCCTGATGCGTTTACTGCTGGTATGATTATTATGTGGTCAGGAACTATTGCTACTATTCCAAGTGGTTGGTTACTATGTGATGGTACTTCTAGCACTCCTGATTTAAGAAATCAATTTGTTATTGGTGCTCATTCTGATAGTGGTGGTGCTGCTAAAACAACTGTAACAGGTTCTTCTACTTTAAGTGGTGGTAGCAAAGATGCTATAGTAGTTAGCCACACTCACACTGCTACAAGTTCTAGTGAAAACGCACATAGCCATACTTATGATAAAGCTGCTGGTGCTACAAGAGCTGATGGTACTCCATTTGACCCATATGTATTTTCAGGACATACATCAACAAGCACAAACACAGTACCTGCTCACAATCACACAATAACAGTTAGTAGTGCAGGTAGCTCTGGAACAAATGCTAACTTACCCCCTTACTATGCTTTAGCATACATAATGAAATCATAATATGACAACAAAAAGATTACAATTTACAGACTGGTTACCAGACCAACCAGCTAATGCAGGTAGTTTAAATGATGCTAAAAATGTATATCCTGTCGGTATTGGTTATGGTGCTTTTCCTAGTGCAGAAGATTTTTCTAACGCTGCTAGTGAAGATATTAACAATATATTTGTAGCTAAATTTGGAGCTAATGTAGAAGTGTTTGCAGGTGGTGCTACAAAATTATTTAAACTAAATATTGCAACACTTGCATTAGCAGATGTATCTAAATCAGGTGGTTACACAGGAAATGGCACATGGAGATTTGAGCAGTTTGGTAATGTCGTGTTAGCTTGTAACGATACGCAAAAAATACAAGCATGGACTATCGGTTCATCTACAGCGTTTGCAGATGTTGCATCAACAGCTCCTGTAGCTAAAGACATTGCTGTTGTTCGTGACTTTGTATTTGCAGGTAACATTGGTACAGGCACAAATCCAGATAAAGTTCAATGGTCTGATATTAATGATGAAACAGATTGGACTTCTGGAGCTACAAGCCAAAGTGACTTTCAAATAATTCCTGATGGTGGTAATGTTCAAGCAATAACAGGTGGTGAGTTTGGTGTTATATTTTTAGAAAAATCTGTGGTTAGAGCTTCATATGTTGGTTCGCCATTGTTCTTTCAATTTGATACCATCTCTAGTGGATTAGGTTGTTTAGAGGGTAACTCTGTTGCTAGGTACGGAAACATTAGTTTCTTCCTGTCAGATAATGGGTGGTATTCTACAGATGGACAAACAGTAACAAACATAGGATTAGAAAAAATAGATAGATGGTTTTTTAGTAGAGTTGATTTAACTCAAATTAATACAATAAGTGCTGCTGTAGACCCAGTTAAAAACCTAGTGGTTTGGAACTATGCGGATGTAGATGGCAACAGAAGAATACTTATTTACAACTGGCAATTACAAAAATGGTCAAGAGCTGAAACAACATCAGATGTCGTTGGTACTATTGCTACATTAGGTGAGACATTAGAAAGTTTAGGCTCAAGTTTAGGTTATACAGATATAGATACTATGCCTGCATCACTAGATTCACGATTATTTATTGGTGGTAAGTTTTTATTTGCAGGTGCTATAGGAAATAAAATAGTAGTATTTACAGGAACATCTATAACTCCACAACTTATTACAACAGATATAGAAATTGGCTATAATTCTGTAGCAACACTAGCAAGACCACAAATAGATAATGGCACAGCACAAGTAGCTGTGGCTAGTCGTAGAGAATTAGATGACAACATTGAGTTTAGTTCATTTGTTCCTGCAACATCAGAGGGTAGATGTAATTTAAGAAGTGCAGGTAGGTATCATAGGTTTAATGTACAACCTACAGGAAGTTGGACAACAGCAATGGCTGTAGATGTAGATGTAAAACCACAAGGCAATAGATAATGGAATGGTTTAATAAACTAAAAGATATATTAGGCACAATGGAAGGGAACAGATATATAAATGAGTCTCGTGATCTATATGGCGACACTTCTAAAGTAAACATAGGTGGCGAAGCAGATGCTTATAGACATTTGTTATGGACAGCAGAAATGGCAAGAAAAACTAATCCTACAATAGCTAAAGGTATTAGTGATTATCACGAAAAAGTAACTTTGCCTTTTGGTTTATTAGGATCAGCTCATCCATTACAAACAAAAGAAGAAAAAGAAATGGATTTATATAACAATCAGCTTGGAATACAAATAGGACAACAAAGTAAATCTTATGAAGATACTATGAGATTAGCTCAAGAAGCAATAGCCAGAGGTGATGTTACTTTGTTAGGAAATAAAATAGTGCCTAATACTTATGAGTCTTATGCTAAACAAAGAGGTTTTTTCTAATGCCTAGAATGTATCGTACACTTCCCTATCAAGGTGGTGACCCTAGAGCTGTAGCAGAAGTAGTTAATAATGCCATGAATGGCAAGACTAATAATAGTGGTACTTTTACTTTAGCAACATCATCTACAGAAACTACAGTTAATAATGAAAGAGCAGGTTTTGATTCAGTTATCGTATTGTCATCAAGAACTGCAAATGCAGCAGCAGAGTCAGACCATACATATATTAAAACAAAAGCC